GAAGGCCCTCCAGTCATCATAGAGGTGTGGCAACACCCTAGCACCCTCTCAACGGTTCTGTGCTACCTTGCCACCTGCGCCTTTGCCATCTGGGTCATCTGGTCAAGCAAGGATTGATAGGGGTGAACCCGTCCCTGCATCCTAACCCTTTACGCATAAAGGAAGGCACATGACTCATGATTCAGGGGCCTAATCCTGACCCTCATGCTCATGTTTCCCGGCCCTAATCCTGACCCTGACGCTCATGAAGGGGGGGGAGGGGTTCCTCATGAAATCCTGACGGGAAAGGAAAACGGGTCCACCCATGTAATCTTTTTTGTCCAAAAAGACTACCCCCATGCCTATGGCCCTTCACCGGAACAAGGAGCGTAGCGACTGAGCGAGCGACGGCGAGCGTCTGAGGGGGATACAACAAGGGGGAGGATAACGGAACGTGTGTCAAGCACGGAGGGACGGTTGCTGCACTCGTAGTAGCCGTGCTGATGTTATTACGTACGCGACATTAGGAAGCCGAGGCTTGCCTTGCGTAGAATACAGGCCGTTAATCTACGCACGGGTTGGTAGTTCAACGGATAGAACCGCCGCCTTCTAAGCGGCTAATCTGGGTTCGATTCCCAGCCGACCCGCCACTTTCGCCGCTTGACAGGGTTATGCACTTGCCGTTCAATCGGTGCGTTCTTTTTGAATTGGAGGGTTGGCTCAATCCCTAACACAGCACCTCGGGTAACCGAGGAAACGCGGGTAAGTGGTAATCCCGCACCCTCCTTTGATTCGCCCAGTCGGACGCGGCTGGGAAGTGGCGGGGCGTGTGTGCCTTGCGTGGGCAATGAGGCCGAGAGGCTTTAGGCGCTGTCGAGAGACCTTAGTAACCGGGGACGCCCGGGGCGCCGCCTCACTTACCTCATGAAAGAAAAAGATTTGTCCGTGGCTCTCGGGCTGACCCGGGATGTCCTGAAGAAGATGCGCTCGGAGTACGCCGAGGGCGAGGACTGGGTGCGCATCCCGTCCAAGAAGCCCAAGAATCTCTGGGAAGTCCAGTGGACCGACAAGGGGCTTGAGAAGTTGCGCGACGTCGTGGGCGTCGTGGCCGACGAGGAGATTGTGCCGCCCGCCATGTACAAGGGCAAGGTAGTCGCCCGCTTTCAGAACCCCCGCTGGATTCAGGTCGATTTCGACGGCATCAGGCACGCGGTCCTTTGCCGCGACAACCAGAAGTTCGTCGCTGGCATGCCCGTGTGGGCGCGCTGGGACGGCGGCAAGTGGGTGGTCGTCCGCCACCCGAGATTCCCGGGCAAGTACTGACATGTCTAAATTCGGAGAGCCATGGACGATTGACCGCGACCCACGCGCCTCCTCTGCTTTCAGGGAAGGAAGGGATGCCGACCCGGACAAGTTCGCGCTTGCACAGCATTACATAGCGCAATTCTTGGCACCATACGTCGGAAACCGGAATCCAAACTCCTTGATTCAGGGAGTAAGGGAAGGAAATGGGTGGGAATCGTTCAGTAAGGCCAACGATGAAGGTGTGTACCAGCCGTCGTTTCTGAGGGGTTTGCAGTACGATAGGCTTCCGAAAAAAAGCACGGACGAGGCAGCGCTGTACTTGGCCGCCAGAAGGAAGGCCCAGTCGATGCAGGATGAACTTGGCAGCGTGAACGAATTCGAGATTCAGGACTGGATTAACAAAAACCGAGAAAATTATGTTTACTCAGGCGAACCTGAGCAGGACGAGGACTTTGATGGGTTGTACGAACGAAACCCGGAAATGGTCCGCTTTAATGCGCTTGAAAAGGCAAAGGAATTCGAGCAAGAGATGCCAATGTACGTCGCGCGCGCGAAAGAAATTGCCTTGGAAATGACCAGAAAGGAATGGGAAAGCAGAAAGCCGGGCAAGCCAATGCCGGAAATTTCCCAAAAGAGGTACGAGGACTGGCTGATAGATTTGCACTCGGCGTACACGCAGGAAGAACACGAAAAACAGGAGTGACATGAGCACACCATCACCACAGGAACGAAACAGGGCCGCGCTCGGGTTGCCGGAAGTCAAGTCGACTGGCGCTGGCAGCGATTACATCCAATCCCAAATCGGAGAGGACGGCATGTCCTATGTCGGATTCAACCGGAACACCGGCGAGGCTTACGGCGCCCTGCACTACAAGCCGATGTTCCTCCAAGGCAGCCTAGATTTCACGAACAAGCGCAGCAGGTTCGACATCAACCTAGACCTTTCGAGCGCTTGGCAGAACGTCAGGGCCATGGACGGCATGACGGCAACCGTCTCCAAGAGCATGAACAGCGACATGCAGGACGGCCCGATGGTCGGCAACGTCGGCTACAACACGGAACTCGGCGGCGGCAACTTCAGCGCGGGCGCCACGATGGTGCAGGGCCAAAAGCCGCAGTTTGGTGCCTCTTGGACAAAAAATTTTTAAAAACCCATGGATTTGATTTACGACTCAATCGGTGACTTTCACGAACTGGAGGTTGCCAAAATCAATGCCCGAAGAAAACTCGGAGGGCTGGTCCCGCTCACGCTGGACGAATCGGACGCAATCAGGAGGCAAGCGGCTAGGGTCATTGAATCCGGCCAGATGGTCGAGCAGTTCTACGAGGGAGTGAACGACACCCTGTCGCCGGGGCCTAAGTTCATGCCGACGGTTGGCATCTCGGACGGCTCGACGGCTGCAGACGTCTACAACTCCGGGCTTGGCGCTGCCGAGGCCGAGCGCCGCGCAGCCGCCGCAGCCGTCGGCGATGCGCACGCCGAGGAACTTGCCAGACGAAAGTTGGAGGCTCTTGCCAGAGCGGAGGCACCTGCGCTTCCCAAAGAGGGCCTGACCCAGAAGGTCTTGAAGGGCGTGGACAAGGTAATGAAAAGCAAGCCAATCAAAATGGCTGAGGCAATCTCTGACAAGGTGCTTAACTTTGAGGAAATAGCAGGTCAGTTCATGGACGACGCCGTTGGCAAACTCGGACCTCTTGGGGAAAAAATTGCCAAGGCTGGCGTTGGCAAAGGCGCCGCAAAGATTGTCGGAACGATACCGGGGCAAATGGCCATGGACGTCGTTCCGTTTCCTAGGTTCTGGCCTGACGAGTACAGCGGAAAGAAGTCCGTACTTCAGGACCCATCGCTGCTGTTTGATTTCAGCGAAAACGGCGGCTGGGACAAAGGTCAGATTGTTGACCAAATAAGCGCGGTCACCAACCCTAGGCTAACTCAAAAGGAGAAAGACTATGGCACGCCTGACGTTTACGGGCTGAGACCCGGAATTGACTTTATCTTGGACTACACCGGCTTTTCTGGACGCGGTGAAGGTTTTAGCGACGCAAAGCGACACCTTCGCACAACTCTGAACGACCCTGAATACAGGGAACTTTCTGACGGCGGATTCATAAAAAGCATGGTCAGGGACTACTACTACGAGCCGCTTTCAAGGGGTGCTCCGGGAACTCCGGGCGGCTTTGCTCTTGGCGTCATGGAGCCCGTCGTGAGGTCTGCGGTTGGCGGAGCCAAGGAAGTTGGTCGCAAGGCAGCCGAATGGTGGAACGACAAAGACGAGGAAGAGGGCGACTAAATGAGCAAGACCAACGACATGCAGTCAGTGCAGGACGAAGACTTAAAGTCCTATCTGGCAGAAATGAGAAAGGGCGCAACTGAGGCCGCAGGAAGGTACAAGAAGGAGGCATCTGACATCGCGCAAAACGCACCCATCGTCAAGGGTGTCACCGATTCCTATTACTCTGGAAGTTCCGACCCTGCAATGGAGGGCCTCGGGCAGACGCTTTACAACCTTTCGCCGTTTGCGGTGCGCAAGGCGTATCAAATGGGCGCCAAGGCAATAAATAGGGAGACGACTCAAGCACAAAGGAACAAGGAGTATTTGGCCGACCTGTGGGACGAGGAAATCAACAAGCAGAACGTTGAGAGAATGATTGCCGAGCGTGAACAAAAAATCCTCAAAAGCATGCCGACCTTGGGGCAAACCAAGGAGGGACTTGAGGCCGTGAAGGACCGCGCTCGCAGGGAGGTCTACAGCGGTTTTCTGCTTGCACATAAATTTGGTGCGCCAACCGCTCCGCCGCTTGCGCCAGCAGACGAATACAGGCGCTCGCTGATGGAGCGGGAGTTCAAAACTTCAGGAAGCAAGGCTTCGGGCTCGTTCTACGACTCTGGAAAGTTGCCTAAACTTCCCAAGAAGGCTCAGGCGCTCGTCAGGCTCATGGGAATGACCGCCGCCGCCGCTGGCGTGCTCAGGGGGACCGGTGAGGCGACTAAACAAGAGCCTGTCGGCAGGCAGGGCGTTTGGCCGGGAACAACTCCAACGTACTAACTTGAACCTGACGCCGCATCCAGTACTCGTCGCCCCGACGACAGATGAAATCAAGGCCCTTGCCGAAAAGGTCGGGCCTGAGAAGGTGGCGGAAATCCTGTCCCTTCGCGAAGACAAGATTCTTGCGGAAAAACTGGACCCGTACAGGCATGGCTTTGACCTGCCGCACTGGAAGGAGGCGGACGACTTGCTCAAGGAAAACTCGGAGTTGCTTGTTCTTGGCGGCAACCGAGCATCAAAGACCGAGTGGGCTGCCAAGCGGGCGGTGCAGACGCTCATCAACACCAAGGACGCGCGCGTGTGGTGCCTGCACACGACGAACCAGTCGTCCATTCAGATGCAGCAGAACGTCGTGTACAAGTACTTGCCCTCGGAGTACAAGGACCTGAAGAAGAACCGGATTCAGAACGTGCAGTACACGCAGAAGAACGGATTCAGCGACAACACTTTCATCCTGCCGAACCGCTCGCAGTGCTTCTTCATGAACTACGCGCAGAAGCGCGATGTCATCGAAGGTGGCGAAGTGGACCTTATCTGGTGCGATGAGTTGGTCCCGCTAGACTGGATTGAGACGCTGCGCTACCGAATCGTTACCCGTGGCGGCAAACTCATCGTCACGTTCACACCAATCACGGGCTACAGCCCCGTCGTCAAGGAATACGTGGCTGGCGCTCGCGTCATTGAGGCAAAGAAAGCGACCTTGTTGCCTGATTTGCAGAACGCCCCGGGGTGCAAGGTCGGCGAGATGCCCTACAAGGCTAAATCTTTTGGACGAAACGCCGCTGTGATGTGGTTCCATTCGGAATTGAACCCGTATTCCAAGTTCGAGAACCTCCGAAAGCAGTTGGCTGGCAAGAAATCGCACGAAATCAAGATTCGTGCATACGGATGGGCAGATAACGTTGCTGGAAACCAGTTTCCTAGGTTTGACCCGTCCGTAAACGTCATAAAACCCGACAAAATACCCAAGGAAGGCACAAATTACATGGTTTGTGACCCGGCAGGGGCAAGAAATTGGTTTATGCTTTGGGCGAGAGTGGCTCCTGATGGAAAAATCTATGTTTTTAAGGAATGGCCCGACGAATCCTACGGAGAATGGGCGCTTCCTGCGTCCGAGCCCGACGGAAAGGCCGGAACGGCCCAAAGGGCGGGTGCTGGGCGCTCACTTGTCGATTACAAGGCCCTAATTCGACACATCGAGGGCGACATGTCGATTGCGGAGCGCTACATCGACCCTAGGGCCGGTGGAACCAAGGCCGTGACCGACGACGGCGGCGTGACGCTAATAGACATGCTTGACTCGGGCGAGGAGCCCATGTCATTCTCGCCAGCAGCCGGAGTACGCATCGAACAGGGCGTCGCCCTGATTAACGACGGCTTCTCTTATGACCAAGCGCAACCGCTCAGTGAAACGAACCGCCCGACGCTCTACGTCTCCGAAGAGTGCCAAAACCTCATCTATTGTCTATCAGAGTGGACCGGCAGGGACGGAGATAAAGGCGCAACTAAAGACCCCGTGGATTGCCTCCGTTACCTCATGGTTATGGAGCCTTTTTACGAAGGCAACGGGGCGCTGAAGGGAATCGGAGGGGGTACGTACTGATGGAACAGCACTACCCCATGTTGCTCTCCCGCCAGAAGGCCATGACCTTCTGTAGCCTTGGCCGCAAGGCTTTGGAAAACTTCGTCAGCAGAAACGCTGTAAGAACATTCGTAACGGACGGCGGGCATCGCCGCTACTTCCGTGACGACCTAGCAAAACACCTTAATGAACAAAAGAAACGCAATGAAGGATGATTTCGTCTACGCGACGGACAAGCCCGACGTAAACGCCCTTTTCGACGAGTACAAGCGGTCAACGCTGTACGGCTCCTACGACACCGGAATCGCCGCCAACGACGACATCCGTCTTTGCCGCTGGGAAGGCCAGTCGGACGACGGGAAAAAGCACAGCAACCTCAGGAACGAGGGCGACGGCGCCTTCCCTTTTGAGGGCGCGTCCGACGTCCGCGCGCGCCTGATTGACCGCACAATCAACGACATCGTGGCCATGCTCATGACCACGTTTGACAGGTGCCAAGTCAAGGTGGCTGGCACCGAGTTCAGCGACTCCGAGACCGCCGCGGCGTCGAGCACGCTGATGTCTTGGTTCCTCCAGCGCTATCGCCCTGAGATTCGCAGGGAAGCCGAGTTGTTGGCGCAGTACACGCAGCAGTACGGCTGGGCCGCAATCAACGTGGTTTGGGAGCGCGAGCAGTCCTACCGCAAGCAGCGCGTCACCATGCAAGAGGTTCAGGCTGCCGTGCAGATGGTGCAGCAGCAGAACCCCAACTCCGTAATCTCTGAACTGCCCGGTGCAATCATGGACCCCGAGAAGGAGGCTTACGCTGCCGAGTTGATTGCCATGTACATGCCGACCTTGAAGTTGAAGAACATCAAGAAGTCCATCAAGGCGCTGCGCGAAACGGGCGAGACCACCATCCCGGAGGCTTACATCAGCAAGAACTACCCCTGCTTCGTTTCACTAAAGCCGTTTGACGAAATCTCATTCCCTCCCGAAACCATCGACATTCAAAAGGCTAGGTTTGTGTTCCGCCGCACGTTCATGACCGAGGTCGAACTGCGCTCCGTGGCCTCCGCAGAAGAGTGGGACAAGGAATGGCTTGAGGCGGCCTGCCAGACTGCCGGTGCGGCCAACAGCCTGAACGAGACGCACCTGTACCCGGTGACTGACTTGGTGAACTTCCAAGCCCAGCGCAGCGAGAACATGATTGAGATTGTCTACGCCTATTACAGGGCGATTGACGAGGACGGCGTGGTCGGCGTTTACCAGACCATCTTTTGCCCCGAGGCCGAGCAGGACTCGTACGCCAAGCACGAACTCACTGGATACGCGCACAACAAGTATCCTTTCGTCATCTACAGCCGCGAGCGCATCCGCCGTCCTATCTACGAGTCGCGCGGCATCCCGGAACTGGCGATGACCGACCAAGAGGAAATCAAGGCGCAGCACGACGCCTTCAGGGACCGCACGGCGCTTACCACCATGCCTCCCGTGCTGGTCAAGAAGCGCTTCAGCGGCAACAACCGCATCGCGCCCGGAGTGCACCTGCCTGTCACCAACAGGGACGACTATTCGTTCATGGACCCGCCCAGAGGCGACCCCAATGGCGCATTCGCCCTGATTGAGAAGGTTGAACTCAACCACGCTAATTACTTCGGGATGTACCACCCGAACATTCCTGTTCCCAAGACGCAGACTGCGCAGCAGTTCATCGTGAACAACTGGCTGGACGCGTGGAGCGAGGCCATGGGCATGGCCTTCAGCATGATGCTTCAGTTCATGCCGTCGGAACAGATAGAAGGTATTACAGGCCGTCCGATTCCTCAGGTCCTGTCCGGCGTGTCGAACCAGTACGACTTCCAAGTTAAGTACGACGTGCGCGACTTGGACACGATGTTCGTCATCGAGAAGTTGAAGGCCATTACCCAGTTCGTCCTGCCACTGGACTCCGGGGGCGCAATCGACAGGAACAAGTTGGTCAAGGCGGCCGTCGAGGCCATCGACCCCGACAAGGCGAAGGACCTCATCATCGAGCAGGGCACGGCCTCGCAGATGCTGTACAACAAGGTGCAGTCCGACCTTGGCCTCATGATGCTCGGCAACGAGGCCATGTACACCGAGAACGACCCCTCGGCTCAGTCCAAGTTGCAGTACCTTCAGGACATCATGGGCAAGAACCCGAAGGCCCAGCAGTCCATGCAGGGCGACCCTCACTTCAGGGCCCTGCTCGACAATTACGTCAAGAACCTGCAAATGTCCGTTATGCAGGAGCAAAACAAGCAGATTGGCCGCACCGGGGTCACGCCAGTCGGCCAGCAGGCCGCTCAGGGCATTCAGGGCGCCATCCAGCAGGCTGACGCAGCGCAGGAGGCGCAGATGCAGTAATGCTGCCCGAGGACATTTCAAAGGCCCTTGCCCCTGCCGCAAAAACGGAACTTTGGGCTGCCGTCATGAAGTTGCTGGAGGCATCCATCTATTCCGAGACCGTTCAGTCCGTCGGCAAGGAGCAGCGCGGCGAGGACCGGGCTTGGCACTGCGGGCGCGTCGACGCGCTCATGGCCTTCAAGGATGTGCTGGTCGAGACGCAAGAGCAAGCAGCCAAGGAGAAGGGCTATGCTTCGTCGGAAAACGGCCCTACCATCACCTGAGGCTTGTTAATGAGAATTTAAGCACACACTGTGTGCGTAACGGTTCTGGAACCGCCCAAAATCCTGACGGGACTTAGACCCCTATCTATGGAAAACACAGAAGGCCAAAATCCTGCCACGGCCGTTAATGAGGCGGGAAACAACATCGAAGCCAACTCGGGCAACTTCGGCGTTGAGCAAGTTGAAAGTGTAATCCGAGCGTCTCTGTTCGACGAAACGGCAGAAGCGGCACCCACAGAGGCCGAGAACGATGTGGAATCGCCTGAAGTCGAAAGTGAAGGCGAGCAAGAAGTAGAGAGTGTTCATTCAGAGTCACAAGAGGATACCACGGACGAGGACGGCGACGCTTACACGGCGGAGCCTGATGCGGACCGGGGCCTTCCGAAGGGAGTTAAGAAGCGCATCGACAAACTCGTGGCCAAGCGCCGCGAGGCTGAACAGGAAGTCGAGCGGATGAAGATGGAACTGCAGCGACTGGAGCAAGAGGCCCAAAAGCCAGCCCGGGCTGCGGAAATCCGGAAGAATCCGTTTGCCAAACTTTCTGAACCTGACCAAGTCGCCCAAGAAATTGAGCGAGCCAAGCAGATTCGGCGTTGGTGCGAGATGAACCCCGACGGAGCGGTAGTCAAGGACGCGCAAGGCAATGAGACCGAGTATTCCGCCGAACAGGTCAGGAAGATTAAGGTCAAGGCCATGGACGCGTTGGAAGAGCACCTTCCGGCACAACTGAACTACATCAACAATTTCAGGTCAGTTGAGCAGGTTGCCTCCAAGGAGTACCCTTGGTGGAAGGACAAGAGTTCCAAGGAGCGGCAGATTGCGGAAGCGTTTCTACAACACTTCCCGGAAATCACCCGCTTCCCCGACTACAAGATGGTGCTGGGGGATTACATCCGGGGCGTCAAGGCCCGGGAGGCTTCCCGCCAGAACGCTGGAAATCAGCGAGTGCCATCTCAGCCCAAGACGTCAGGAGTTCCTGCCGGACAGCCCCAGCGGCGAATCCAGCAAGGAGACCTGTCGCGCTTCCGTTCCTCTGGTGGCAAAGAAGACCTCTCGGACGTCATCGCTTCGAGATTCCTGTAAACCCATACGAACATGGCTAAACTCACCGAACCTACATTCAAGGCCAACAAGATTGGTCAGCGCGAAGACCTCGCCGACCTCATCTCGCAGGTCGACGCCAAGGAGACTCCGTTCACCTCGATGGCTCCCAAGAAGTCGAAGCCCGGCAACACCTTCTTCCAGTGGCAGGTCGAGTCCCTCCCGACCCCCCGCCTCGGCGGTATCCTCGACGGCTCCGACGTCGACCCCAACGGCGCCGAAGTGCAGAACTTCACCAAGGACGGCTCCACCCAGTACCGTCACCAGATTGGTACTTACATCCAGAAGTTCCGCCGCGTGGTCCGGGTCTCGGACCTGACCGAGGACCTCAACACCGTCGCCGGTGTGAAGTCTGAACTCGCCCGGAACGTCGCCAAGGCCGTTCAGGTCATCAAGCGCGACATGGAAATCACGTTCTGCTCCGACCAGAACCACGCCCGCGACGAAGGCGTCGTTGGCGGCGTCGAAAAGCCCTACCTGACCCGCGGTCTGGGCAAGTGGCTTTCGAACTCCATCGGCGGTACCACCACCGAGGACGTGCCCCCTGCGTTCCTTGTTCCCAGCGCGTCTCGCGCCACTGGTTCGGTCAATGACCTGACCGAAGCCAAGATTCAAAACGTCATGACGAGCATCTACGAGCAGACGGGCCAGACCCGCCAGTTCGACGCCCTCGTCGGCACCGCTCTGAAGCGCGCTTTCACCAACCTCGTTTTCAACACCCCCTCCTCGGGTGGCGACGAGACCCGGACCGCTGTCCGCACCCTGAACCGCGAGGCCAAGGAGTCCACCTACATCTCCAACATCGATGTGTTCAAGGGTGACTTCGGCGGCATCCGCCTTCACCCCTCGGTGTGGCTGAAGTGGTCCAGCGGCGCCCCCAACCCCTACGTTGGCTACGTGATTCCCTTCGACATGCTCGACGTCCGCTACGGTGGCAACGTCGCCGGTGTGTACGAACTCACGAACAACGGCGGTGGCGAAGGTCGTCGCATCGAGGCCATCGCGGCTCTCTGCGTCCACAACCCGCTCGCCTTCGGCGTGCTGGACTTCACCGCCTAATTAGACGGTGCCAGACATCTATCAGAGTCTGGCTGAATGCATCCCGCCCCATCTCCTACGGGAGGTGGAGCGGGAACTCATTCGTGGCTTCGACATGCAGCGCGTACGCGCGAAGAAGGAAGCCATGCAGTCGGCTGTCTTTAGAAACGCCAACGAGGCTCGCAGCGTCGAAGGCATTGGACAGTTGGACATGCAAATCCCCGCTGACGCCTATCATTACTGGGGCCAGCGTCTTGGCTATGAATGCTGGGACGACGAAACCTTTAAGAAGGAGTTCAAGAGGGACAACCCCGAGGTCGCGGTCCGCAACTACGCGAAGAAGACCGTGGTCCACGGGGCCATTTTCACAGCCGACGGATTCCTAACCTGATGAGGACCATCGACTTCAGCCAAGTCCTGTTCAACGCCCTGCAATTCAGCGGCAATGACAGGCAGAACATCATGCCCGAGACCTTCTCTCAGTTCCGGGACTTCGCCTCCACGCGCATGCGCGAGGCTTGGGAGACATTCGAGTGGCAGGACGTCTGCCGACTCGCCCCTTTTACCAGCACCGTCGTCGACGGGGTCAAGTTCTTCACCCCGGCGGCCGACGCCGACGAGATTCTGGCCGTCTTTGACAAGAACCCCCTGATTACGACTAGGGCCCTGAACCAGACCTACACCCTGTACTATGACGGGGCTGAGAAGATTGTGGTCAACATTGACAGCGGATTCTACGTGTACCGCATGAAGTGCCCGGAACTCACGGGCAACCTGTACAGCCCCACGGTCTCCTATTCCGTGGGTTCTCAGGCTTATTTTGACGAAGGCTCTGTCACTGGCACTTACACGCCAGTCGAGGGCAAGCCCCATAGGGGCAACTTTTACAACTGCGTCCTGCCTACAACGGCTGGCGAAAACCCGGTCAGCACTCCGTCCAAGTGGACCAAGGTCCAAATTCCGTACGTCTTCGGCTCCTACATCGCTTGGGGTTCGACTGCCAACTGGTTCGTCAGCGAGGGTATGGTCCAAGAAGCCGCTGTCATCGAAGCAAAGGCGCGAGAAGCCCTTGAGAACGAATACGACAAGGCCACCCGCCAGCAGGGCCAATACAACCGTCTATCCATGATTCGCACTTACTAACATGAGCAAGCACATCCAATTCTCCGGCCCCTTCGTCAAGCAGTTCTACTGCAAGGTCATCGCGACCAACGAGCGCAGCGCCGACAACCCTGCCGCCGCCGCTGATTACGCGGACACGGTTCCCAGCCCCCTGCGCCGCGTGTACCTGTTCATCCAGAACAACGGCACGACCAATGTGACCATTTCGCTTACCCCAGAGGGCGTGGCTCCGGCGACCCAGTCTTCCATGATTCTCTACCCGGGCCAAAGCGTGTCCCTTGACAACTACAACGGCCCTATTCTTGCCAGCACGCTTAACAACGTGCACATCATGGAGGCGTTCGCCTAATGAGCATCAACGTCTCCCAAAAGCCGGAAATGAACGTCGTCAATGTTGGCGACGAGATTACGGCTGACCAGTTGGCTGCCATCACAAACGCACAGGCTCCGACTGCTGCCAATCCGTTTCTGACCCGCGCCAACTCGTTCAACACGGCTGATGCGGCTGTCCGCATCACGCAGACGGGGACTGGTGAGGCGTTTCTTGTTGAGGACGCGGCAAGCCCAGATGGTAGTGTGTTTGTGATTAACGCCGACGGCAACATCGGCATTGGCAGGTCTGCAACCGCACGAAAAGTTGAGATTCTCGGGAATACAGCCGTTACAGGTGTTCTTACTGTTGATAGTTCTGGTTCCGCTGGTGCTATTTTTACGCAAGGCTCTGGTACTGGCGTTCCTCTGACCATCCAAAACAACGGCACGGGCAACTCCTTTGTCGTCAATGACGATTCTGGCGACACCACGCCGTTTGTGATTACGGCTGATGGCTCTGTCGCCATTGGCAAGACTACGGTTCAGGCTGGCTATCTGCTCGATGTGCAGGGTGCTATCCGCTCGGCTGGTTCCTCGCTTTTGACTGCGGCGGCTAACATCCAGCCTGTTCTTACAGTCCTTCAGACTGGCTCCGCCGATGCCGTCCGCATCACGAACACAGGTTCTGGCAACTCGTTTGTGGTGGAGGATGATGCTAATCCAGACGCTACGCCGTTTGTAATTGATTCTTCGGGCAGGGTTGGTGTTGGCACTGCTAATCCTGCTTCTGGTTACAATTTTAATGTGCTTGGTCTTTCTTACTTCAGGAATACCAGCGGTGCAGGAGGCGACCCTGTTGTTTATGTTCGTCAAGAAGGAGCAGGGAACAAAGTTGCACTTCACGTCACAAATCAAGGAAGCGGACACTCTTTGCTAATTGAAGATTCTTCTGGCGACTCTACGCCATTCATCATCGACAACGCTGGCAATGTGACCATCGGCGGAACTCTCCAGTTTGGCACGGAAGGAGCCGTCTCCTCGCTGACCTACAAGACCACGGGCCTCGCCGCCACCGTTGACCGCACGGCCTTCCCTAACGAGGTCGAAATCGTCATCGCTGGTGTCACCTACCGCATCCCCGCTCGCCAAGTTTAATCTCATGACCACCCTCATCATTGTCCTCCTTGTTGTCTCGCACGTTGCAGCGTTCTTCGCTGGCGCCCATAACGCCAAGCGTGCGGCGTCCATCAAGTCCGGCGTCAGCAAGTAATGCCTAGTGAGTACGCGACAGACGGCGACATAGGGTTCATCGGGCTAAACACCCGGGACAACCCTTCGTCACTGCCTGTCGGTATTCTTAACTTTTCGAGGAACATGCGCCTCGACAGGGGCACTGCGCGCACCCGCAGGGGCGTCCGCAAGTACTCCCTGCCAGAGACGCTAGGCCCGGGCAGGACAGTCGTCGGCTCGGGCGTCTACATAGACTCCAGCGGTCAGGAAATCATCATGACTTTGGTGTCGTTTTCGGCGACCAGCCAGACGTTCCTGTACCAGTTCAACCCGGCGACGAACTCGCATGCCACGCCTGTCAACCTGTACAACACGGTCACTTCCTCAAACATCTACATCCCGACGTCCGACGGCGTGAGCATGACGCACGCCATGGGCAAGGTGTTCATCACTAGGGGGCATTCGCTCAGGCCGATTTGGTGGGACATGCTGAACACGTTCCACGTGCTTCCGACTGGCGGGTCGGGCTCGGAGTTCCCGAATTGCACGCACCTGATGTTCTACATGAACAGGCTTGTGGCGCTCGGGAAGTACCCCGGCACTACGGCTGGTGACGAGAAGCGCACGGTCTGCGTCAGCCATTTTCTTGACTGGACCAAATGGTCCTCGGCCGACGCTTACCTGATTGACCAAGGTGGCAACGACGAGACCGTCGCCCTTGTGCCTTGGACCATGAACGAGTTCGTGGTCATGATGCGGAACTCCTCGTTTTACCTTAAGGTCGGCCTCAACAAGCACGTTTCCGGCGACCCGCTTCCGGACGACGCCGCGCT